TGCAATAGCAGCTAATAAAATTAGGAGAAAAGATGGCAAATCTAATAGACAGGATTAAAAAGAATTCCACAATCAGAGAAACAGATATTATAACTGACTCTAAGTTTTTTAATTCTAAAGATCTAGTACAAACCTCAGTTCCAGCAGTTAATGTTGCATTGAGTGGAAGATTAGATGGTGGACTTACACCAGGACTTACTGTATTTGCAGGACCTAGTAAACACTTTAAAACAGCGTTTGCTATGTTGTTGGCAAAGTCTTATTTAGACAAGTATGATGATGGTGTTATTTTATTTTATGATAGTGAGTTTGGCGCTCCACAGTCTTATTTTGAAACATTTGAAATTGACACAAACAGAGTAGTGCATACACCTATCACAGATGTAGAACAATTAAAACATGATTCCATGCAACAATTGAATGGTTTGGAAAGAGGTGATCATGTTATGATTATTGTTGATAGTGTAGGTAACTTGGCAAGTAAAAAAGAAGTTGAAGATGCTCTTGATGGCAAGAGTGTAGCAGACATGACAAGAGCTAAACAAATGAAATCCTTGTTTAGGATGATTACTCCTCACTTAACAATTAAAGACATTCCTGCTATTGTAGTTAATCACACATATAAAGAGATAGGATTATTTCCTAAAGATGTGGTTAGTGGTGGCACAGGCATTTATTATTCTGCAGATAATATTTACATTATTGGTAGAAGGCAACAAAAGACAGGAACAGAAGTTACAGGTTATGAATTTGTAATTAAAGTTGAAAAGTCTAGGTTTGTTAGAGAGAATTCTAAAATTCCTATTGAAGTATCATGGGAAAAAGGAATACATAAATGGTCTGGTTTGTTAGAAATGGCATTGGAATCTGGACATGTTATTAAACCTAGTAATGGTTGGTATCAGAAACAAAATCCTGCAACAGGAGAGATAATACCTGAGGCGAAAGTTAGATTAAAAGATACACAAACCAAAGAATTTTGGTTACCAATTTTACAAGACAAAACATTTACTGATTGGATACAAAAAAGATATACCATAGGATCAGTAGAAATGGTAGGGGAAGAAGTATCAGACGATGATATTCAAGAAGAATACGACAAAGTGTGATAGGTGTGAGGTATCTCTAAACCTAAAAAAAGATAAAGCGTATTGTTTCCACTCAGAGGAACAAGAAATATACATTTGCGAAGAATGTGTCAAAGAAGTTTTTAAAGAATATATAGATGAAGAACAGAATAGAGCAAGTAATATTAGAGAATCTGATTAAAGATGATGACTATGTAAGGAAAGTAATTCCTTTCCTAAAGCCTGATTACTTTATGACATTTGAAGACAAAGCCGTCTTTAAAGTTATCTATGATTTTGTAGAAAAATATAATAACCCACCTAGTAAACAGGCAATCCTGTTAGCAATAAATGAAGACAAAACTTTAAATGAAGATAGTCATGCTAAATGTATGGAAGTTATTAATACATTAAATGGCGATGAAGTAGATAAGAATTGGTTAGTAGACGAAACAGAAAAGTTCTGTAAAGATAAAGCATTGTATTTGGGTGTTATGGAAAGTATCCAAATTATAGATGGCAAAAAGAAAGATGTGTCTACAGATGCTTTACCAAGTATTTTATCTGAGGCATTGAGTGTAGGTTTTGATACTAATGTAGGTCATGACTTTATTGAAGATGCTGATAAACGATATGACTTCTATCATAGGCTAGAAGAGAAGGTTTCGTTTGACTTAGACATGTTTAATAAAATAACAGAGGGTGGTTTAAGTAATAAGACGCTAAACATAGCATTAGCGGGTACTGGTGTAGGTAAATCCCTGTTTATGTGTCATATGGCGTCTGCTTGCATCGCTAAGGGTCAAAATGTGTTATATATTACCCTAGAAATGTCAGAAGAAAGAATAGCAGAAAGAGTGGATGCTAACTTAATGAATATTCCTATTATGGATTTAAAAGACTTATCTAAACCTATGTTTGAAGATAGGGTAAAGAAAATTAATGATAAGATAGAAGGTAGGTTAATTGTTAAAGAATATCCTACAGCATCTGCACATGCAGGACACTTTAAGGCATTGATAAATGAATTGAAACTTAAAAGAAGTTTCTTTCCAGATATTATATTCATAGATTATTTGAATATATGTACAAGTTCTAGGTTTAGGCCAGGTAGTAGTGCTAACTCTTATACAGTTATCAAGAGTATTGCAGAAGAACTTAGAGGGTTGGCAGTAGAACAAGATGTTCCTATTTTTAGTGCTACACAAACAACAAGAGGTGGTTATAATAGTAGTGATGTAGATTTAACAGACACCTCAGAAAGTTTTGGTTTGCCTGCTACAGCAGACTTAATGTTTGCTATTATTAGTACAGAGGAATTAGAACAGTTAGGGCAGTTTATGATTAAACAGTTGAAAAACAGATATGCTGATCCTACAAGAAATAAAAGATTTATGATAGGTGTTGATAGAGCTAAAATGAAATTATATGATTTAGATGCTTCAGCACAGCAGAATTTAACAGACTCTGGTATTGATATACCTGTATTTGACAGAGGAAAAGAAGAAGACAAGTTCTCTGACTTTAAGTTTTAATGGAGAATAATCTGAAAGGTTTATTGTGTGGTGGAAACACAAAATTTGGCAAAGTGTTTGGTGAATTATTAAAACAGCATTGCGATCTAACAATTCCAACAAGGGAACAATTAAATTCACCAGAGATTATAAAATTTATAGATGACGACTATGATTTTATTTTCTTTAATCATAATAGAGGTTCTAGTGGATTTCTAAAGATAGATGAAGCAATAGAAATTGATGTTAAATTACCTTATAGAATTGTTGCCAAACAGACGAAATTAAGAAGATCTTGGAACAAAGTTGGTTGGATGACTACAGGAGATGCTCATTTACATATGGGTTACCCTACAGAACAATATTCTTTGGATGAAGGAATTCAGGCTTATCTTCTTATTAAGTCAGCACATCAGGGCCAACAAAGATTCTGGGGACAAAAATATAACACATTTGTTTGTGACCCTGGGCGTTTAAACGAGGAAAATTATTTAACCAAAGCTGAAAAACTACTAGATTTCTTTTTATCCGATAAAGATGATGATATTGTTTTCTTATCTATATAAATATACTATTATATAATAGGAGAATATTATGCCAGACAAAAGAGAAAATTTCGTAGAAATTAGTTTAGACGAATACGAAGAATTAAAAGCACAAATACCTAGCGACGAACCAGAAGCAGATTCAGCTAAACCCTGGTGGAGTGCACCTGACGATAGAGGTTGGATATGGATTGCTCCTGAATATTTTAGTAGATGGAGGTTATTTCCTCGTGCATTTATTAGCATGTATATCTACTTGTTATTTAAGGTTGTAACTTGGTTTATGAATTTACCAGCACCTATAGCAGAACAGTCTGCTTTAGTTAGTGTTATTGTAGGAGCTGGAGCAGCTTGGTTTGGACTATATGTAAACAGTACAAGCACAGGCCAGGATAAGAAGTAATGCCCGAGATAGTGTTATCAGATTTCTATATAGAGTTTATAGGATTTTTACTTACCCTGATGGTAGGACTTGCAATCAAAGATTGGACTGGAGCATTTGTTAAAGGTGTAAAGTTTAAAATTAATCCCGCCTTCCAAGAAGGTGATAAAGTGCTACTAGATGGTAGTACTGCAATGATCGTAAAAATAGGATTATCAGAAACAGTTTTTGGAATATATGGAGATGATGGTTATACATGGAGGTATGTCCCAAATACTAGAATAGAGTTTTTGAAGTTAGAAAAAATTGTTGATCCAGACTTACACAGGGACACAGCACAAGAGAAGGCACAAAAATTAGTTGATGCTATGCAAGATGCCAATATAGAAAAGAATGGAAGTGAGATTGAAAAACTAAAGAATGGAAAAAAGTGATTATATATATGATATTAATTTAACTTACGATAAAGATAAATTAATTAGTGAAATGGAGTATGTGAATTTTCACCCATTTAATGACTTGGGTCCTGAACAACAAGGTGTCAGTAAAATACCTGAAGGTCATTGGTTTCACAATCCACCCACCTGGTTATTAGGCCATGTAAGAGTTGATCTAGAAGAACAATCCGAAATAAGCAAACTTAAAGTTCAATTAAGAGAGCTTTTTAACAGTCATGATATCAGGCCTAGATTCTACAAACAAGAAGCAAATACTGCTGTTCCAATGCACGCAGACACAGGAACATTATCAGCAGTAAATATTGTATTGACAGAAGATTCAGGACCTATAGAATTTGAAGATATAGGTTTAATAAATTATAATTGTGCATTAATAGATACACAAAAAAGACATGGAGTGCCAGCACATTCGAAAGAAAGAGTATTATTAAAATTTAGTATGTTTGATATTACCTTTAACGAATGCAAGGAGAATATTATTAATAAATAAAAATAGGAGAGATAGAATGCCACCAAAGTTTAAACCATCAGTGAAAGAATATATCAAACATAAAACAACAGGACGAGCAACGTCTAGGTGGAGGTGGAAACATTTTTATCTCAAAGCAACATCAACAGAAGAAATTATCGATGGCATCAATAAAGGAAAAAGGAAGCATCGTACAAAATTTATAAATGAGCTTACTAGAAGAGGAGTGAAGTTACAATGGAAGACAGAAGAAGAACTGGAAGAGGCATCCACCCAACAGCCTGGGTAGACAAAGATACACATATAGGGATCAATGTTGAAATAGGACCTTTTTGTGTTATTGATCGAGGTGTGGAAATCGGTAAAGGTTCTAAAATCGGTCATTATGTCTGGCTAAGGGATGATGTTGTAATAGGACAAAATACTACAATATCAGGATTTGGCGGAGATATCAGGGAAAGAGCTAAAATAGGAGACAACTGCCAAATAGGTTCCTTATGTGGCATAACACAGGATGCGGTTATAGGCAACAATGTAGTAATGTCAGCATCGTTTTTCCAAACAAATAAGGTCCACAAAGGGCCAGAGAAGTACGCTACAGACATTAAAGAACCTGGGGGTATAATAGGCGACAATGTACTCATAGGTATTAATGTAACCCTAATGCCAGGGGTAGATATAGGGGAAAGTTCTGTTATAGGTGCTAATACAGTATTACGAAAATCCGTCCCACCAGGGGAGATTTGGTACGGAAATCCAGCAAAATTCATCAAAAGAAACAACGAATCTGAAGATTTATCAGAAAAATAATTTTAAGTTATTGATATAACAAAGGAAAAGATTTAATAAAATGCTTGACTTATGGTCCACCAGAGTGCATAATAACGGTATATTAAATAAAAAGGTGATTAATAAATGACAGATTGGGACGATTTAACAGAAAAAGAACAGTTACTTACTTATATAAGCGACTGTCATAAAGACGCTCGAGGGTTTAGACCTAGAGGCATCTATAATGACTTATCTGTTGAAGAGTTAAAGTCGGTCCTTGATGACCTTGTAGTTGAAGCTAACGAAGCTTATGAATATCAGCAGAAGTTAGAAAATGAAAACTACACAGAGTTGCATAAGCACTTCTCTAATTTAGTTAATATGGGAGCAAAAGACTTTAAACAAGCTCTTCAATGGGATATGGATGCAGAAGATGTATCAGGAGACTATGGTTTCTATTGTTACAAAAAAGGCATTGCATACTCCAAGGAAAGAGTTATTCAAAGGTTAGCAAGTTAAATTGCTCTTTTGGTCCACAAAAAGGTTGACTCTTGGTTTACGAGAGTCTATAATGTGTAGTATAGTTAATTAAAAAAGGAAATGTTATGACTGAACAACTATTTAAATATGCGGGATATAGCGTAACTGAACACGGCACAACTAAGGCCAGGTTTGGAAACGATATGGTTTCTCGTATAAAGAAACTTACGGCAAAATCTAATACGGACACCATGTTCATAGAATTGCCGGAAGCAATGACCAAGAAGGAAGCTTCTCAATTTTTGTTAGAGCAGGATAAACAGAAAGAAATTTCAGAGTTTAATCCAGCTGTGAGAGATGCGCTCCAGAAGGTCGTTTTTAGAACGGTACCTAAAACTACGACTATCGTGAATACAGGAACACCTAGTGTTTCTATCACTTCAGTAGTAAATGAAGGTGCCATAAATGAAGGAGGCCAATATGGCAACTCGTAAAGTGAGTCAGGAACAAAAAGTTCTTAACTTTTTGACTTCTGGCAAAGCATTGAGCAACGCTGTGGCAACACACAAGCTCAGAGTAAATAGACTTCCTGCTAAGATTAATGTTCTTAGAGGTAAAGGATATGCTATTTACACCAACACGAATAAAGCTGGTAACCCAACTTATCGTCTTGGAACTCCTAGCAGAGCAATGATCGCTAGTGCATTTGCAACTACCGGTTCTAGGCTTTTTAGCTAGGCATAAATATAAGTGAGTTTTGGTTGTTCAACACTTTCGGAAATCAAATAAACAACCACAAATTTTAGAACCTCTTTTTGGGGTGGTTACCTAGGTGTCAGTGCCAAATAACCAGACAACAAAAGGAGAGTCCTGGGACAAGACATTAAACTGTCCCTTATTAAGAGGGAAACAATGGTATCAGAAATAGGCAAAGAATTATTAGAAGCTCTTGAGACAAAATATAGAGGCGAGATTGCCTCAGCTAAAGCAAACGTCAGAGTATATTTAGAAAATCCTGTAGGCATAGGAGAACATCCTGACGTGGTGCAAGCAATAGACATGGAATTACAAAAAATGGCAACAGCTCATGAGAAGCTTGAATTGTTGTTAAGTAGAAGATATAACTTTAGTCAAAATAAATACCCTGTGGAGTAAGCATGAGATTTATATCATCTTTTGGAAACGAATTTTTTAGTGCTAAAATAGAACAGCAAGATGTTCCTATTAAGCAATTTGTGGTTACTTTTTTTAAATTAAAAGAGCCAGTTTTTACACAACATATTATAGATCAGCCTGAAGGCAAAAGACTTGCCATGCAGACTGCAAAAGATTTCGTTTTTAATAGAGGTGATTTAATTGGCAAACAATGTTTATAGCACAGTAAAGGTAGTCAAAGGAAACGCGCTAGTAATTAGCAATTTCATTGACGTTTTTAATTCCATAGTTGAAGACTATGATGAGAAAGGATTAGAGTTTTCTCACTTCCTGTCTGACGTGGAAATAATAGATAATGAGTTTATGGAAGAAGAGGTAGGACCTCAGGTAGCTTACTTTACAGGCTTCGACGGAGAAGAAGCAACAATCACTTCCACATGGTCATCACCCTATAAATGGTTTGAAAGATTAGGTGAATATTTAATCCGTATAGATCCTAGTGTTAGACTAATGATGACTTATACAGATGAATTCTATAATTTTGCTGGTGCATATGTTTATAGTGAAGAATATTTGAACGGAGAAGAGCAAACAGGTGTTTGGTTTAAGGAAAGACTTGAATCTTATAGTGGAAATTCTGGAGACTTTCAGGAATTTGTGCATGATGAGATACAGAAATGGGGTCTTGAGTTATTGAATACCTAAATTGTGTTAATTTTATGTTGATTTTGTGTTTCGGAGATATATAATGAGTAATGTGAAAGAAATGGCAACATTTAGTTTACAATCTCTTATTGCTACTGTTATGTTATTTAGTAGAAGAAGATCTGAAATTAGCCAAAACAACTACCAACAAAGGCGAACAGGCAGTGGAGATTGAGTTATGAGGTTAGATTACAAAAATTGCGGACGCATTGGAATAACCTGCAGCACTTTTGACCTTCTTCACGCAGGACACGTCGTTATGTTAGAAGAGGCCAAAAGACATTGTGATTACCTGATAGCAGCGCTGCAAGTAGATCCAACTCAAGATAGAAAAGCCAAGAACCCTCCGGTACAAAGTGTCGTAGAAAGACAAATACAATTAGCAGCAATTAGATTTGTAGATGAAATTGTAGTATATAACACAGAAAAAGAATTAGAAGATATATTTTTAACCTTACCTATTAATGTTAGGATACTAGGTGATGAATATAAGGACCAAGAATTTACAGCAAAAAGAATTTGCTATAAAAGGAAAATTGAAATAATTTATAATAAACGAGATCATTCTTTCAGTAGTACTGATCTCAGAAGACGCACAGCAAGGAGTGAAAATGAAAGCAAAAGCAATCCAAAGAATAGTTAATTGTGTTAAGGCAGAAAAGAGAGCTTTACATGGGGAGTTTAAATCTTATTGGAAAGTAACGTCAGAGCAACTGGCAAGAAAAAACAATATAGATATAAACGATATCAGAAACAATTTAGAGATGTATGATGGCTCAGAAGTTAAAAATCGTAGCGTGCACTAAACTCTGGAAAGCAGAGGGTCTTGATAAAGATCTTCCAATGTGGAGACCAGGCATTAGTAACGAATATATCATAGCTCATTTAGATGAACCTGAGGGTGGTCTAACATTAGCAATTATTAATGAACATGTTTTGAAATTTCAGCACATGTTAGAAGGCCAAATAAGATCAGATGTCGTTGAGATATTTACTGGTTATGAAGTTTATGTTGGAGACAATTTAACACATAACGAGCAGTTTCAATTACAAAGCGGTGGAGCTATAGACTTCCCTGCTGTAGACCTAACAAAGGTGGATGTCTCGGATGAACTCACTTAGATTTACTGCTGGTTATACTTACTACAACGAACCTGAAAGACTTATAGAGTTATTCAGAGCATGGGAAAAATGGCCAAGTGGTGTTGACATATTTTTAGTAGATGATGGATCACCAGATTATCCTGCAATAAACATTGTAAAAAAAGAATTAAATTTAACTGATTATGGTCCAACTATACAGGTATGGAGAGTATCCAGAGACATAGGGTTCAATTCACATGGTTGTAGAAACCTTATAGCAAAATATGCTACAACAGATTGGATAGCATATTTTGATTCTGATGTTATAATGTATCCACCAGATGTTGCATTATTAAAACAGGTTATGTTTAATCAAGGTTCAGTTTATTATCATAAATGTTATCAAAGATATAATCAAGTAATAGACAACAAACAGATAGGCCATCAAAATGTTTTTGTAGTACATAAAGATGACTTCTGGGAAGCAGGTGGTTATGATGAATCTTTTACAGGATATCATTATGGCGATCGAGAGTTCTTAAAAAGATTATCAGCTACAACAGAAGCAAGGGAATCAGGTTGTAGGACAGAAAGTACAGAGCCAGGTAAACATGGCAGAATAATGCAAGGTTTAGAGAGGATGAAATATATCGGATATGATGAGAGTGTAAAAAATTATGTTTACGAAACCCCATTAACTAATGAAGAAATGGATAATTTAGCAGGGAAAAAGAAAACACAATTAGACTTTCCATTTATCCGTTTATTATAAATACGGGTATGAGATTCAAAGAATTTTTAATAGAAGCAAATGAGGAAGACAAACTCAAACACCTAGAACATGTAGAAGACCACGTCATACATGCAGGTAAGGAAGGGTTTGGACATGCTTTTCATACTTTAAATGATGTTCACAATGGACTACAAGGTAAAGGACAAGGACAAACACAAACCACAATAAAATATGATGGTAGTCCAGCTGTTGTATTTGGGAAACACCCAGAGAATGGTAAGTTTTTTGTAGCATCTAAATCAGCATTTAATAAGAATCCTAAAATAAACCATACACACGAAGACATACAAAAGAATCACGGACATGCTCCAGGACTTGTTCAGAAGTTAAGTGCAGCATTAGACCATGCACATAAAATAGAACCTGATGGTGTATATCAGGCAGATATTATGCACGCTGGAGATGTTAAAAAGAAAGGTACTAAAGTACATTTTACACCAAACACAATTACATACCATGCACCTCATGATTCAGATCATGGTAAAGCAGCACTTAAATCTAAATTAGGACTAGCAGTTCATACAAAATACGAAGGTAAGACTATAGCAGATATGAAAGCAGTACATGGAGCTGTTGATCATGGTAACTTTAAAAAACATAAAGATGTTCACATGATGGATGCTAACCATGATACAAGCACTCATAGATACTCTGCAGAGGATAGAAAACAAGTAGACCACCACTTACAACAGGCAGTAGCACACTTTAAAAATACCCCTGATGAGCACCATGAAACTGTACAGAAACATGCTACTGCAAAGAAAACATATATTAACCATACTGTAAGGACAGGCGAACAATATTCTCATGAAGGATTTGTTAAACATGCAAGCCTAGCTCATCAGAAACGAATAGATGGTGTTAAAACAGATGTAGCTAAAGCAAGGCATCAAACAACTAAAGATAACACAATAGGACATATAAATAAGAATAAAGAACACTTTGAAGGCCCTATGAACATGCACAAGCATTTACAAGCAGCAAAGAATATTATTACAAACACCATGTCTCAAAAATCACAATGGGGACATGAAATAGCAGGAGCACCAAGTAAACCAGAAGGGTTTGTTGCTATAAGAAATGGCAGGCCTTCTAAATTTGTAGATAGGAGTGAATTTAGCGCAGCTAATTTCAATAAAGGATAATGGCAGAAAAACCAGATAAACACATAGTATTCTCATACGGAAGGATGAATCCACCAACTGCTGGACATAGTAAGGTTGTGGACAAAGTTAAATCTCATGCAGATTCAATTGGTGCTAATCACGCAGTTATTGTTAGTCATTCACAAAACAATAAAACAGATCCATTACATCACAATCATAAAAAAGAATACCTACAACATGTACACCCAGATGTAAACTTTGAGCATTCCACAAAAGAACACCCACACTTCTTAGCACAACTTAAAAAGTTTCATCAAGAAGGACATACACACGCAACAATGGTTGTTGGTAGTGATAGAGTAAAACAATTTAAAGCTCTTGCTACAAAGTATAACGGAAAAGAATACAATTATAAGAAAATAAATATATTATCAGCAGGCCATAGAGATCCTGATGCTGAAGGAGTAGCAGGAATTAGTGGAACAAAGATGAGAAATCATGCTAGTGGTAATGACTACAAATCTTTTAAAGCAGGATTACATCCTAACCATTCAGACGATCATGCTAAGAAGTTATTTAAAGCAACAAGACAGGGTATGAATTTACAAAAAGAGGAGAGGGGAATGTTAGATTTCAAAACATTCTTAACAGAAGAATGCTAATATTAACTAGACTAGCTATAGCATGTGTAACAGCAGTATTTGGAAACGCATTTAGTAAGTGGTTTCTTAATACAAAAGTTGGTGGGTGGTTCCAAAGAAAAATAAACAGTTTAATGGAGTTTCTGGCAAATAGATATGATATAGAGATTGCCAAGAAAGAAGCTAAATGGAGAGCAGACTATCCAATGTTAGCCAAAAGAATAGACAACATAGAGTCTAAACTAGAAGGCTATGAAGATTGGAAGAAGGTTTTAGATGAGTAAAATATTGATGGGTATTATTGTAGCAATGGTTCTTGCCTTTGGTACATACTACTGGCTGACTGAAAAGAGACTTGCAGTTTTAACTGAAAACAATGCTAAGTTATCTATAGCAGCTACAACAAATCAACAAACAATAGATAAATTAACAACAGATTTCCAACAACAACAAGAACTTAATACAGAACTAAACATAAAGCTAAAAGCCTCTGAGGCATACGGCGATAATTTAGCTAAAAAATTAAGAGAACATGATTTAACAATGCTAACCCTAAAAAAACCTGGGTTAATCGAAC